TGGTTGTTCTTGCGAGACATGGGATCCCTGTCGCAAGGCAGAGACTGTACATTCTCGTATCCTGAACGGCCACCCGTGCAGTCGTTCGACATTCCGGATTGTCATCCTTAGTACGGAAGTATTAAGTGTGATTGTGCTCACACACCGTTTTGGGTGGTTAGTACGAGAACCCCATGGGATTTAACGCCTCCTGGGCGGGATTCTGTGGCTCTTTTCCGAGTGCGTGCACGGCACTGGACCACTTTTGGGCTTCCTCCAAGCCCAACTGGCGTTTATCGGTATTGCCAGTACTGCACCTCACCCTTGAGTTCGTCTGAGTAGAGACCTGCTTGAAAAGCAGATGACATCTCATCGACACTCAAGTGAGTGAAGCCTCTCGGGAGATCTTCGATCTCGCGGAGCTGCGAGGCAGTAACTGTTCCGACCAACGCGCCTGGAGCGACGACAACCTGGGGTTGCGTCTTGCTCCGGATCCACTCTTTCCACCGTCTCTTGGTGTTGGCAGATTTTGAGAAGAACTTCTCAAGTGAACTATTTCTACCAGTGATCTTGACGCGAAGGCGTCTAAGCTCACGTGAAATGTCACGATCTGACCATGGTTCGAGATACTTTGTCGTACTCTTTCGAGTGACATAGTTCATCGGCCGAACCAGAGGCTGGACTGATAGTGTATCGTCCATGACCCTCTCAATCGCGTTCGCGTAGAGAAACTGCTCCTTGGTTATACGTTCCGTAAACCCAAGTGGTGCCTTGACACCGAAGCCGCCGAAACTTTCGGACAAGAAGAGACTACGTCCCTTCTGTTCCTTAGTAATCTGCGCTCCGTGTAGACTGAGGTAATCGGCCAGCACACGCGCTCCGCGCGTCTTGCCAGTCCAGACCCCCTCAAGCAGTTCGTTGATGACAGAGATTGCCGGTGTTCTACCGACATCCTCGACATCATCAGCGTGGTCTTCCTCCCCCCCGACTCGCTCCATGACCTTGTTCTGCACGAAGAACAGACCGGTGTTGAAAAAACCGATCTGCTTCGGAGTACTCGGACCTTGGAGGTCGTAGTCGAACGAAACGGAGTTGATGTTGGCGTACCTTTTGTGCATGTACGTCTTTCCAACATTCATTTTGAGTCCAATGACTCCTCCAATCTCACAGTGGCGTTCAAACTCCTCCTGCGTTGCGCAGTAGAGTATATCATCACCATTGATGAGCACTTTGCCTAAGGCTCGCATAACGTCTCGCTTGGCGAGAGTCTGAGTCTCAATCTGCTTATTCAGCCTAGTACGGAGGTACAGGCCGAGGTTCGCAAGGCAAAGGACCGGAAAGGAAAGGATCGATCCCATGAGCTGGCCGCTCAGCTGATCGACTTCCTCGACGGTGGTCTTGACAACCTTCTCGCCGTGTTCGTCGCGAATCGTCTCGTATACCGGTGGGTACACGACATGATGTGGCTTCAACACTTGTGCGTAGACCTCACGGTCCTCCTCAGGGAGGCCTTCGGTCAAACGTGCGAGTATCTGCGCAGACAACGTCGCTGATAAAGCGTCTGTTGCGGCAGAATAGTCACCAGAGAACCATGACTTGTCGTCATCGCGTTCCGCGATGTCCATCAAGTCCGTCGGAGAGACGGGCCGACCGATTAGACGAAAGCAGTTCATCTTTCGCATCGTGTCGTGTAGTCTCTCTTGCAACGGTTTGGAGAAGTAGTAAGGGGCGGCGGGCCCTTTGGAGATGATTCTGCACTTAAGCGGTTCTAGAACTGCTTGAATCTTCGCCATAAACCTTCCACCGCTCGTGTCGAGGTCGCGGTGCGCACACTCACGAACTGCCTGAGGCCAAAGCTTAACAGCTTCGGAATCAAAATAGTTACTGAGTGATCTTGCGCCCCTACCAGCCTTGACACCCACGTGGATTCTAGAGATCCCTTTAGCAAGTCGAACCGACTGTTGCTTTCGTGCGATCTCATCCATCGTGGCCTCCATTGAGCCTAACTCTGGATCGAGTTTACTCAATGAGGACTGAAGAGTGGTCCCGAACTCCTCGTCGATCCGACGACGGAGTTCACCGGCTTGCCCGCCTTGAGAACGGGTCGAGCCGAAGCTTGCAGAATGTGAGGCCTGGTGGACGGGTTCCTTAAGTGGTCGTTTGACGACCTCCTTATTGATCCGTTCCAACACCGGCTCCAAGACTTGCATGATCTCCTTGATGATTTGTGAATCATCGGTTAAAAGGTCTGCGGTAGCCATCTTCTCGCGGTGATCGCGGTATGATTCGAGAATCATTCCTTCGGTCAACGGAGCGGCAGCTCTCTTACTCTGTAAGAAAGAAAACCACAGATGAGTATTCCGGTTGCAATACGCGTTCAGACGCGATTTGCTCCAGCGTCGCCATGGACCTTTGGCGACAAACTCAAGATCAGGTGCCTTTGGGACGGGATTACGTAGGTAAACCGCCATCGGCACGGCAAGCAAGTATTTTGCTCGCTTGACAAACGTCGATTCGTCTTGGACATCCAAGTACGAACTTGCTTGTTGGAGAAAGTCGATCACGACTTTCTCTGGGCAACCGTGATGCAGAAGCACCACGCACGTCCCTCGCAAGAGACAACCAACTCTGTCGGGAGTTTTAATTCCGGATAGAGACTTCTCTATCAAATGTCGAAAGTCCGTCAAACGACTTTTTTGAACTTTCTCGCTCCTCCGGCCATGATCGGCCGGGGTGACGCGCATGTTTTTCTCTTTGT